AAATTATTATTGGTTAGTGATTACTTCTGTTGTGGTTGTAGTGTATTGATTACCTCTGTTGTGGCTTCTGTTGTGGTTTCTTTTGATGTCAACTTCGCTTTCATTTCATCCTTGGCTGCGATGACACGTAAGTCTTGTTTAACATCCTTGCTTAACTTGCCCCACAATGTTTTAATCTCATCGAGTGAAACACATACTTGAATATCATTAATAACCTCATCAACAGGTGTAATAATAACGTGTTGAGTGTCCTCTGTTTGAATGTTTTGCATTTCTTCGGGAACATAAACAGGCCCGCTGAAAATGTCTGGGCAATACCACTTAACACCGTTGCTGATTGCGCGGGCAAATAGCATGTTCTTTGGAAACTTCTCAATGTTCTTTGTACCTGCCTTACGTGCATCCTCAAGTGTGAATGTTGAATTGCCTATTTTATCAGCACCTTGGTAAAAGTCAATTGAGCATATCTTCTCTGATGCTTCCACTACTTTATAATCATACTTGCCACTACCTTTTAAGCGTGATGCAATTAACCCTGCTCCTATGGTTGGCTTACCTTGAATGATGTGTATGCCTGTCATGGCTGCAAAAGGTGGGATGCCAATTTCTTGGCCTGCTTGGATTTTAACGATGGCTTGCGCTGCCGATTTCACATCGGTAAACATTCCGCTTTCGGCAAATGCCTTTGCCATGTTCATAAGTTCGCCAATTGGCAACTGTTGCACTGTTGATACTTGTGTGTTTGTGTTCATAGGTTTTGTTTTTAGTTGTTATTATTAAAATAAATTATCATCGCTTAATCCTTTATCACTCAACGGCACATTTTCTGTCCTGTCGATCTTCCACCCCTCAATGGAGTTGAAGTACTTAACGCTTCCATCCTTGCCTTGGTATTGCTTGCCACGTAGGTTGTAACATACGGTCACGTTATCGCCAACCATGTACTTATCGAGCATTGGGCATCTATCCTGTGTGAATTGCACCGTAATGTGTTGTGGGTACTTGTCGGCCACGGTGATGACCATTTCACGCTTTGCGAAGTTATCGCTAACTTGTTGCGTGTTGTAAAGTTCTCGGATTGTTCCTGTGATTGTGTTTGTCATTGTTTTAATTGTTTAAATTGATTAGTATTTCAGTTAGTAATGCTTCGGGTAACGCATCGAATTGTTCCGATGTATGTTTATACTCATGCTCTGTCCATTGCTCACCATTTGGGTTGCTGTAATGCTTTGGAACCGCTTCGTAGGTAATATTGATGTCCTTGTAATTAAAATGCTCGCATATCGGATTTAATATGTACCACGGTAACGACTCGGCATCATCACTTAATTCGATGATTTCATTGTATCTATTGAATTTGATTATAATTTCTTTCATGAGTTTATTAAGTTATTAAATTCAACAATAGTCTTAACTCCGCACATATTAATTCGCATGAGCTCACGCTCGGTTAGTTCCTCAACTGTTTCATGTCCGATTTCAACGGCCTTGTAAAGAATATTGATTAATCGTCTGCTCATCCTGTGCTTGTTGTACTCGATGAATGATTTAAGCGGTGTTACGTGCTGTTGTGCTTTGTACTGTTGGCATATTAATAATGCCTTGTGGTATTGTTTATCGGTTATTGGTTTCATTGTGTAGTTTTAAAGCGTTTAAGATAAAATCATTGTATTGGCTCGGCCACGATGCTTCAATGTTGGTGTCCTTTCTCAAATAGGTCGTGTCATCATCATCTATGAAGATACCTAATTCTTTGTTTGCCAATTCGTACCTCATGGTGCTTGTAGTGTGTCTGCTTGCCGTTATAGCAAGTACTTTATTAGTTAATACAAAGTGAACGAATTTAGGGTTATCAATGTAGTCTTTATCGGAAGGCCATACGATTTTAACACCACATCCACATAGCTTAATGATGTCATCGTTTTCTTTGGTTTCCCACGATGCAATAAGTTCGCCATCGCTATCATAATAATAATAAGTATCAGTATCGCTTTCGTACTGTAATTTCTCTTCCGTGTCTTCATTGAGCCACGTTGTTAGTGTTGTTGTATTTGTTGTAATGTTCATAGGGTTTGGTTTTGTTAGGGTGCAAATATGGGTTTTTATTTAATATGTATTTGTTAAGATTTGTTAAAAGGTTAATCGAAGTTGTGATTTAAAGTCATTAAAACGCTTTTCTTGTTTCTCGTAATATTCAGCATCTATTTCAAAACCAACAAAGTTGAACCCGCCTTTATACGCTGCAATCCTACTGCTTCCACTTCCTAAATGGGTGTCAAGGATTAGGTCGGTTGGCTTTGCGTAATTGTGGAGCAACCAATCGTATAAAGCAACTGGTTTTTGAGTAGGGTGTATTCTTTTTGGAGCACCGCCTCCAGTTTCGCACCAAATAGTAACCATTTTTAATGCCCTATTAAATGAAGTGTATGCAAGTTCGCCATCAGAAAAATCGCCTCCTATTTTCTTTTCCCAAAAAACCCAAGCCATTGAAGCGGGTAAATATTCAGTAAAGTAATTTGCGCCCCAAACGATTTGATTTTTAGAAACCCTAAACAATTCGTTCCAGTATTCAGCGTATGGAGTTTCGCTATCCCAATTTTTTTTTATGTGCTTAACAATGTTGTTGTGTTTTTTTCTTGTCCTATTTCTTCCATCCGCCTCACCAATCCCATAAGGCGGGTCAACTATTGCCAAATCAAAGTGCTTATTTTCATAGCGTTTCATTCCTTGTATGCAATCCTCTAAATATACGATTGATTTCGGTTGTATTATCTCCATCACACCTCACTCATTATAGTCACCACTCGTCTACCCGACAACATTGCCAATTCAACATTCTGCTTGATGCGATTGCGGAACGCTTCGGCTTGGTGCACGCTTGTGAAGTCATCATCTAACTTTGACACTTTGCGCTTTAACCTTTCGACAACATCGCTGATAATATCAACTACATCGTGAACAGTTGTGTTGTGGATCATTGCGATTTCAGTTGTTGTTAATCCGTTGTTGTATTGAAGCCACATATCCCAATGTTTAATTTCAATTGTTGCAGGTCGAATGCTATCACGGTACGCATCGGACACCACTCGGATTGCTTTCCTTGTTTTAGTTTTAGCCATTGGCCACCTCCTTTCTCCAATTAATTAAGTGCTGATGCAACTCATTAAAGTTGTGGCATCTACGTGGTTGTGTTAATTTCGCACCTGCCTTAGGTTTGATTGCCGATGCCGTTGGAATGTGGAAGAAGATAGCTTGCATCCATTCCTTTGCGCTGAATTGAGCGCGGATTTCTGTTAGTAGGTTCATAGGGTTATGTATTTTAAAATGTGAATAATTACTTCTATTGTCCAACCGTTGCCGAGCATCTTATAGCGTTGGCTATCACTAACTGGCATTAAATAATTGTCATCTACCGTCTGCAAACGCATGCACTCTTTTGGGGTTAGTCTGCGGATGCGTGATGTGTTAATCATTGTGCTGCCTTTGGGTAATTGAGCTTGCAATGCAGGACTTATTCCATTAATATCATAAATTGTATCTTGTTGGTAAGGTTTTTTTCCACCACTTTCTAATGAAAGGTTTATTTGTTTAACATTTCTAACCTCCACCGCATTTGTATTCCCTGTATCCAAACAATAAGTTTTACCATCTGATCTGCTTAAATGCCCAGTGCCACCTTTGCCCGATGTTGATGAACGTGGCATTGTGTTGTGGACTATTAAATCCCAATTATGTTTATCAGTTGCAGTTGCACTTCCTCCATTTTTTATTGTACGAGATTTAGCATTTAAATCAAGGCCAGTAAATTGTTTATCTCTAACATAAGTGCCATCAAAAGGAGTTTTATAATAACCTGCAATTAGCCAACCGCTTTTGTCTTTATTATCAGTAGTTAACATATTTTCATTAGCAGTTGACTTTAAACATTTATTTATTGCCTTCTCACTCAAAAAATACTTTTCATCAACCTCACTTTCAAGTATATCTTTAAGCAATATCCCTCTATCTTTTGGTTGCTCAATAATACTTTCTAAATCCCCAAATAATCCTGATGGTTGCATTCCTATATTGGTAAAGTATATTCGTTTTCTATTCTGTGCTGAAACTAAAGCAGAATTGATGTGCAAAGCATTCACACCAATAGCTTTGCTTAATACCTTTTCCCACTTTTCGCCCATTTCTACGTTTTCCAAAAGAAAATAAGTAGGTTTGCATTCGTTAAGTAGTCGCATGTATTCCCAAAACAAGTAAGATTGACCCTCAAATTCATAACCCTCTGCTTTTAATTCAAGGTAATGTTCAAGTGTTAGTATTTCAGTTTCGCATTTCGTTGACATACCCTTGCGTTTACCGGCAAACGAAAAACTTTGACAAGGCGAGCCGCCAAGTAGTAAATCAATCTGTGGTAAACTATACCCATCTACATTCACAACACTTCCAAGTTGAATAGTGTTAGGATAGTTAGCCATCGTTACCTGAATAGCATACTTGTCGATTTCGGATGCAAAGTAATTATCTACTTTTATTCCAAGTCTATCAAGAGCTTGTTGTCCGCAACTCATTCCATCGAATAATGATAATACGTTCATAGGGTTTATTGTTTGTTTGTTGTATATTAAATCAGTCCCAATAGTTTAGCTCTTTCATAAACTTTTCCAACTTCATAATCGCTACCAATAATTTTTGATGCTTTAAATACCTTCTTAAAATTATCATCATCAAGGTCGATTAAAGTGTGAGCTTGTGTTTTAAATTCTGCACCTTTTTGTTTTAAAGCATCAAACAATGCCGAAAACACTTCGTTTTGTTTATCTGTAAAGTTATTCATCATTTTAATTTTATTGTTGTATAAGCGTTAATAATTAGCGGGTAGCGGGTAGTTATAAGCAACCAATTTGACACACGAATCATGAATAAATCTGCTGCAAAGCAACTTGACAAAGTTTTGATGTATCTCGACAATGACGAGCAATTTCCTGAAACACATCTTCAGATTAAACGTAAATTTAACGACACATTTACTAATAAAGAATTGTACATGATTCTTGAAAAATTGTGTGACGACAAATTGACGAACTTCAATTATCTTACAAAAGTAAATGGCGACAATACTAATACTAAGACGTATTATATTACTATTCATGGACGACTTTTTTTAGAACGTGGTGGTTTTATGTATGAAACCAAAATCCAAACAAGACAAACAATTTGGACAATTGCTAAGACAACAGCTGCTATACTTAATGCCATTAGTATTTTAGCAATAGGAATTTGTGGAATATATGTATCTAACCAATTAAACATAAAAGACATAAAAATTAGTGAACTTGAATTTAAAATAGACTCATTGACAAAAAATACAGTTAAACATAATAAGACAAAATAGTTTTGGCAGCTTATAACAGCACATTTGCAAAATGGCTGACAAGTACTTTGTGTATACAGCCAATTCGCAAATCTGCATCACGTTATGCGTAATGTTAGAACAGCGAACCACTCAAACGATTTACGCCTTTATCATAATATTCTTTTTCTAATTCTATTGCTATACATTGACGATTTAAACGCTTACAAGCATCAGCAGTTGAAAAACTACCTGCAAAGCAATCTAATACAATATCATCTTCTTTTGTATGCAGTTTAATTAATCTTTCAAGTAATTCAATCGGTTTTTCTGTTGGGTGCAATCTTTTTGAACTACTCGGACTTGGGTAATTAAAAGTTTTCTTTTGCTCATTAACTCCTAAATTATTAAAAGTTGCACCTTTGCCACGAACATAAACCATAAATTCTAAATTGCTTATATGCTTTCCGTTTCCAAAAGGAATAGGGTTTGGTTTATCCCATACAAGCAATGTAACTGAATACTTTTTTTGTTCCCAATAATTCATAATTTTAGAAACTTGCTTATTAGAACAAAAGCAAACCATATTCATAACCTTGCTTACTCTTTCAATTTCAGTAAATACTTTTTCAATATCAAAACCATTTGAAATAAAATTTATATGTTTATCTCTATTTAATTTTCTTGTTAAATCGTGTCCATTCACAACTCCTCCGTGATTATCAAGTTCATAAGGTGGGTCAATACATACAAAATCTATGCTTTTATCTTGTATCGTTGGCATATAATCTAAACTATCAGCATTAACCAAAACACTACGCATAACACGGGTTTGGCAAAATGGCTGTTCAGTAATTCTATTTGACATTTGTTTTTAATTTTAAAGTTTAGTAATTCTATTTAACTTCGGGTTCAGCCACTTCGCCAAGCCCGAAACCGTTAATCAATCCCCATCCTCATCATTTATCCGCTTAACAACTGCCTTGTATTCGGCAGTTGCTTTGAGTTTTTTAACGTATTGTTTTATCTGCGCTCGGTACATTTCGGGTATGCGTATGCGCACGGCAGGCGGCTCCAGTTTGCGGCCTTGATTTCTGTCGGAGTGTGGTCTCATTTCTTTGCGTTATTACGTTGTGATGTTGCTGCCCAAGTGAGCGTTGCTGTTGTGAAGATTAGTAAGAGGATTGTTGCCATAGTTTATTTGTTTAAGGTTAAAAAAACATTGGTATCATTTTGGTTGTAAAATAAACCTATTACTTCACCATTGTCATCATAAACGGCATCACCTGTTTCAAAAGCATCCCAATTATAATTATAAAATGCAATTTGATTGTCAAAAGTTAATTTAATTTGCTCGCTATTTGGCAAAGTGATTAAAAGTTTTACGATTTTGTTCATAGTTATTAGTTTTAATTTGTTGGCACAAATATCAACCTATTTTTCATACCTGCAAACTTTATTTTGTTAAAATTTGTTAAAAACAAAAAAAGCAGCTCATTTCTGAACTGCCCTTTAAAACAAATTTAACGCCTATGAAAACGTGGTCAAATATAGTAATTAATTTAATACCGCCAAAATAAATATCATAACCGCCCCCAATACCGCAATGCGCTTGTGCCTGCGCTGTTTGCGTATCTCTTTGCTTTGCGCTACTATGAGTGTGCTATCGGCAACAATTACGCTATCTTTAACGGCTATCTCAACTTCTTTTATCTGTATCAATGTATCGCATTCTTGGACTACCAACTGAATGAATGTATCACACTCGGCAGGTGCAATGGTGCGAATGTACTTAACCCTTGTAACATAAACGGTATCTCGCACACGGCTTTTACTTTCGGCTATTCTTGCACGCTCACGTAATACTTCGGTTTGATTCAATAAACTATCAATGTTGTGGTTGACATTAAACGGCTCTACGTGCGTTCTGTGGCACGTTCTATAAGTCATAGCCACCAACACAAGCAACAAGGCCGCAAGTTGTAAATATACCCTCATACTACTATAATGTTTTCAACTTTGACCTTGAATGGGATCCGCTTACCTGTAAATTGATTTAGTTCAATTTGAATTAAATCAATGTGTGTGTTTTTCATTCTAATGTTATTGGTATAATCTTTCTCTGCATACGGCTTCAAAGTGTAGCCAATTGGCAATGTTCTACGGCTCGGAAAGCTAAACCCTTGTGTCATATCATTGACTATGCAATAGTATTCATAACGGCTCATTTTAAGCGTTACGTGGCACAACTCCCCTACTTGCACCTCGCCAATGTACTTGCTTATCTGTTTGCCGTTCAAGTAGGTGTACAGAAACAATCTGCAAGTGCTTGTATTTTCGCTTCTGTTTATGCCTATGCGCACGCTGTCAATATGATGATGCCCACGTGAAAATCCTGCAATCTTTTGAATGCCCTCGCTCGGTTGCATGTCTGGCACGGTAAACTTAAAGGTCATTATTCTTGGGTTGAGTATTAGCATCCTGCCCCCTCTATTATGTTGTTATCACTAACAATTGGCTTATCTGTTGTAAACTTCGATAAGAATTTCGCATTAATCAGCACGAATGTAGCTGCCAAGCCATACCAATACGCTTGTTTAATTGTTATCAAACCTTGCGATTGAGCAAGTGCTAATGATGTTTGAATGAATGGCAGCAATACATAGATTAAGTAATCAGCAATTTTTTTTAACTGCTTGTTGTCTGGGCTTGTAAATTTTTCTTTTAAATTCATATTACTTCCTTTATATTCTTAAAGCTATCAAGTATTTTCATGTTTGTTTTTTGTTGTGTTTGCGAATTTTTGTAGCGAGTAGCGGGTAGTTATATGTAATATTTGCCTACCTTACAGTAAAAAGAAACTCTTGCCCTTTGCCCAACATCGTCAACTAAGGCACTTCTTAGTCCTGTAATCGCTATCAATTTTAATCGCTTTTTACCATTCCATTCCTGTTTAAAGTGTTGCCAATGTAGTGCCTTGAATACGGTAAATACTACATATAACAAATGCTTTACAAAAGCGGGGTAAGTGCTTTTAATAATCAGTTGTCGTTTTTTTGAGTGTATCATTTTTCAAATATATTTTATCGGTTAAACCCGCCTTCGTAAAGCATCGGCACGTTAGCCGCAAGCACTACTGTCTTTGTTAATTTCATATTCCAAGTACCACAATGCTTTCTGCAAGTCTTGTTTACGGTTGCCCTTGTTATCGGCACGTAACACGTATTTTATCAAGTTGCCCAATTCAAAGTTTAACTTGTAATGATTGATGATGTTAATGACTTCGAGCGGGTTGTCCTTGCCACCGTAATGCTTTGGATGATTAACTGCTTCGCTCATATCACTTCTTTTAAATTCAACCGTTCAAATTCTTTGATAGTCATGGTAAACTTCGCACCGCTTTCAGCCATAAATTCCATGTGTGGCATCATGTGTCCTGCAATGGGTATAGTTATCATGCGTAGGTAAGTAATGACCTTACCCGAATAGTTGTATCGTTTGCCTTTTATCATAATATTGTCAATGTAAATGGTTTTTTACCAATAACTGCAAGCATCTGTTTTAGTGTTGCATTTGACCTTGTTAGTTCAACTATCCCATCACCGTTCAAGTCGGCATATCCCCTGCCCACACCAATACATCCAAGCAAATCGGGTTTATGCGTTCTTGGGTTCTTACTGCCTACATAGTTTGCTTGATGTATAAGTATAAAACTGCGATTGGGTACGTCTAATACATGATAGTGCCTTGGGTACTTTGCGCTTTCTCTGTACACCACTTGATAAGCACCTTTGGGTATGCAACTCACTTGTGGCTTGTTGTTCAAGTATGGAAGTTCAATGGTATCGCACTCAAATATAACTGCGTTGTTTTCCCTCACGATTAATTTACCGAGCATTTGACTTGGCTGTGGTATGCGTGTTAGTGTTGCTGTTATCATCCCTTAATACTCTTATACCAAGTGAATAATGTAATCGGCAACGTAGCAAGCACGGCACTCAATGACAAACAGCAGAATGCTTGAAGCAATCGGCTTTCCATTGTAATAATCTCTAATATAATGATCTTAATGTCATGCAACACGGCTGTGTTCATGACTACTGAAATGACCGCAAACACGGTCGCTTGGAATAATTTTCTTTGATTTCGGCTCATAGGTTTTTTGTTTTAGTTTGCCGCAAAGATAGTAATTAAATTTATTCTCGCAAACCTAACCAAACCAATACCGCCCCAAGCACCGTTTTTACTGCCTTTCGATACTCGGCACGCATAACGATTACAAAGGCAACGGCTACAATAATAACCGCAATGAATGGCTTAACGATTGTTATTAGTTCGTTGCTCATTCTGCAATCTTTGTAACTCGATTTTGTTCTTTTTGTACGCAAGCCAACCGTTA